CGAGGCGGACGGGCACTTCGGGATCGTCACGACGCACGCCGTTCAGACGATAAAGGACGTGAAAAAGACGGTGCAGGATATTGCAGCACAAAGGAAAAATGCCTATCGTGGGTTCAAGGGTTTCCGCCGGTTCGGTAAGGGCTGGATGACCCGCGTGAGCCGGTGCGAGGCGCTGGCGCTGACCATGATCGGTTGCGGTTGATCCTCAATCGGTTGCGGTTGGCCTTCAATCACCAGACTGCTAACGGAGGACCACATGGGTAATACGGCAGGCGAGATCGCGAGCGCGTTCAACGCGGTAGAAGCACTTCTTCCCATCGCGGAGGCTTTCCTTCCGGCGGCAGCACAGCCCTGGCTGGCCCTGGTCGGCCCGTTGGTCAATGCGGCGGATGCCGTAGCGGCGGACACCGGCAAGCCGCTGAACCAGGTCATCCAGGATGTGATCAATCACCTCACGCCTGGTGCTCCCGGCGCGCCGTCGCTGTCCTGATCATGGTCAGGGTCATCCTGTTGGCGCTGGCGTTCGCCAGCGCCTTTTTTGTGCCGGTGCATGCCGATTCGTTCGCCGAACGTTGGAGTGGCTACAAGCTGCCGCTCGCAGGGCTTTGGCGCGTGGCATACGTGCAGACGACTGTCTTTGTTCACGAGGAAGATCATGCCCGCCGAAGCCTGGGTTGCGTTGATCATCGGTCTGGTCACCATGGTCGGCACCATCGTCGCGGCGTCGTGGCGCCTGTCGTGGCAGATGGCGCAGGCGCTCGCCACATTCAATGCGATCGGCACGCAGCAGGCGACCGAGATCACGCGCATGAATACCGCGATCGACAAAATCGAAGTCGCGGTGGCGGCGATCGCGGTGGACAGGGAGCGGGCGGCGGCAGTCGAGCGGCGGGTCAGCAACCTGGAACGCTGGTACGATGAGATACGGCGTGGAATTGGTGTGACCCGTCAGCCGCTTGACCAGATTTCTTGATGTGATATTTTACTTGACATTCGCTTGGCCCACGTCACGGGCTATTTCGACTGGTGGCCGTTAGCCACTCTGACCGAGAGGATATTCGACATGCCTGGTGAACGCGCGCCCGGAGCGCAGGAGCCCAACTATGAGCAAGAGTTCGAGGAAGACCCGAATGACGGGGGACAAGAAGGGGATGCCGGCCCCGGCGAAGCCGGGCAAGGGGATGATGCCACCGGACAAGATGCCGAAACACGGGTCGAGCCGGAAGAAGTAGACCAGGACCTTGCGGATTTTTTTCCGGAACAGCGGCAACCGACTCGTGGTGAGAACCGCCAGCAGCGGCTGGCGAATGAGAACGCGGACTTGCGGCGCCAGTTGGCTGATGCACGTCGTACGCCGGCACAGACACAGGTCCAACAGCCGCCACCGCAGTTCGGCGGCATGGAGACGGATGCCGACTTCAACGCGAGGGTTCAGCTTCTTCCGCCCGATGAACGGATGGAGCAGCGGTATCTCCGGTCCGAACAGCTCAGGGACATTCGGGACCGGCAGCGTGAACAGTACCAGATGTTCACGACGGACAAGATCGGGTTCGATGCCAAGGTTTCGTCCGACACCAAGTACAAGCGGTGGGCGGACCGGGTTGAGGCCAAGCATCAGGAGTTCGCCCGGCAGGGCCAGTTCGTTCCCCGCGAGGCTGTGTTCCGGTATCTGCTTGGGGATCACCTGCTGTCGCAGGCCGGGCAGAAGGAGCTGGGCAAGCAGGCTGAGCAGGGCAAGCGTCGGGTCAAGGCAGCGACCACGAAGTCGGCGAACGCGGGCTCGGACGTGGGACGTGGCAGCGGCCGGATGACGGAGGCGCAGGCGCGTGCGAAGCGCCTGGACGGGATCAACATTTAGGCGCCGTGGTCGGCGCCATGACAGGAGAGCATGATGCCGACTAATGTTGCCGGTCAATTTTCCGCTGATATCGAAGGCTACCTCGCGGACGAAACTTTGCCGCTCGCGCGTCGGCAGCTTGTCGTTTATCAATTTGGTGACCCGCTCAGCCTTCCGAAAGGGCGCGGCACGGCCTACACGGCGACCAGGTACAACCGTGTCCCGCTGCCGTTTGCCCCTTTGGCCGAAGGCGTGCCGCCGATCGGGCAGGCCATGACCCTCTCCCAGGTCAGCGCCACGGCGCAGCAGTGGGGCGACAAGATCACCATCACCGACGTGGGCGAACTGACGATCAAGCACCCGCTTTTCAACAAGGCCAAGGAGCTGCTTGGGCTTCAGATCGCGGAGACTTTCGAGCGCAATACGTTCAACAACCTGCTGGCTGGCGCGCAGGTCAACTACGTCAATACGCGTGGTGCGCGCGGGTCACTTGCGGCCGGCGATGTGTTGAACCCGCACGAGATCAACCGGGCGACTGCCATTCTCGAAACGCTCGGTGCGCCGCGATTTGATGGCGACGAGATGACGGACACCCGGTTGGAAGCTGACGCGGGCGGCGCGCGGGCGTCCAGCAACCCCCGGAAGATGCCGCACTACACCGCGGTCATGCACACGCTGACCGTGTCGGACATGCGGGAAAACCCGACCATCAGCCAAGCCTGGACCTACTCCGACATCAACCGGCTCTACAACTACGAGCTGGGGGAGTGGGGCGGCATCCGGTTCTGCCGGTCCAACCTGGTCCCGACCTTCACGGGAAAGGGCGCCACCCCGGCGCTGACGACCAGCAATGCCGGAGGCAGTCTCGCGTCGGGCACTTACGGCATCGTGCTGACGGCGTCGGATACGCAGAACCAGTACGAGTCGCAGATTTGGACTGTGACGGCATCGACGGCGATCACGGGTCCGAACGGGTCGATCGCGCTGACGACGCCGAACACCGCCGGGTTCACATACAATGTGTACATCACAGGTCCTAACCTGCAGACGCAGACGCCGGTCAACCTCGGAGTTTCTGCGCAAGGTCCCGTCACAGGACCTTTCGCCGGGCAGGCGATACAGCTTCCTCCTAACACGCTGGTGACGATCACGGCGATCGGGACGCCGCAGGTGCCGCCCGCGGCGCCGGGTAGCGGGATCACGGTCTATCCCACTTTCATCTTCGGTCGCGGTGCCTACGGGCAGCTCAAGTTGGACGATGTCCGGTTCACCTACCTGAAGGATGCCGACAAGTCGGACCCTCTCAACCAATTGAGAGTTGTAGGATGGAAGGTGTTCTACGGCACGTTGATTGAGAACCAGCAGTTTTTTATGCGGATCGAGTCCACGTCCGCGTTCAGCGTTACCTTCGGCTAAGGAGACGAACATGCCGTACAGGATCAGGTACACCGTGAACGTCGATTTTGTCGGGGCGGGCCAGGGCGCGATGGATGCGCTCAATCCGACCGGCGGCAACCTCCCCGGCGGCGGCGTCGCCGGTCAGACCGTTGGTATCGTCGCGACGTCGCCGCTTGGCGGCGGCATTGTCCAGGGCGGTTCGGGTGCGGCGCCGGGCCAGATCGTGTCAGGCGATATCACCACGCTGGTGTCAGCGATGACAACCGACGTGACGACGCAGCTCAATGCGCAGCTCGCGAAAATGCAGGGCTGGGTCACGGGGAATCCGTAATGGCGATCGGGACGGGTGGCACCAGCACGAGCAACCAGAGCGGTACGGGCAGCACGACAGTCTTGACTGCTATCAAGCAGCCGGGATCGTTCATAACTCCTGCCGGAACAGTCTTCTCGGTTACGGAGACGGATGCCGATATTGCAACATTCAACCAGGGGATCAAGGACGATCAGAACCCGAATCTGCCGTCGCCAGGGGGTGGACCTATGTGGGGTTGGTCTCGCAATGGGATGTTGTATGTCCCTAATCGCGGAGCACTTCGTGTTCTGCCAGGTGATTTGCTTATGCTGGATACGACAACGGGATGGCCGATTTTGGTTTCAGGCCGTTCTGCGGCGTTGGGTCCATGGACATTTACAGCAACTTAAAGGACCAACATGGGCACTCTCGACGGCGACCGGCCGAAATCGTTCAAGTACGCGAGGCAGCGGGATAACGAGTTCGGCAAACTGACTGAGGACGAGATCGCGGAAATCCGCGAGAAAGCCAGGCTGAAGGTTGAGCTGGAGCTGAAGGACAAGCAGGAGAAGGAACTGCTTGACCAGTTCATTGAGGAAGAACGCAAACTGCACGTGCCGGCGTCGCAGACTGAACCGATCTGCCTCGAACTCGCGCCGACGATGCCCTACATCATGCTGGACGGGACGCAGTACCTGTCGGGTCAGCTCTACTACGTGACCTCCGGTGTGCGCGCGGTGCTGTTGGAGCAGATGAACCGGGGGTGGGCGCACGAGGAACTGACGCAGGTGCGGTCCGACAGCGGTTACTCGCGCCGGCCGGCGCACGTCGGTGTCGGTAACTTCATGGGCAACCGCGTGCCGCGCGACATGCGGGTCAGCGCCGCGGCGCTTGCCGGCACCAGCGCCGCCAATCTGTTGGGGATCGGCACGTGAGCGAACTGGTCAACCCCAAGACGGAGGCCGTCGCCCTTCAGGTTCGCTATGTCGCCAATATCGGGGAAGGCAGGCAACTGGAGATGATCACGGCCATTGCCCAGGACGTGTCTGCCGCTGATCTCGACGTGCTGCTGGACAAGGTCGCACGTGCACAGGACCGGCAGGTGCTGTACTATGAGGTCCAGGAGAAGAAACGGCGGCTTACGGGGCTCCTGGACATCATCAGGCGGGCCGAACGGCAGACCACGACCATCATCGAAGTGGCGCGCGAGCGATGGGCTCAGAGCGGCCGGGGCGGCGAGTGGAGTGACGACAAGCTGTCGGGCCAGGAGAAGAACGAGCGCATGAAGTTCGAGCGGTCCATGGAGGACGCCCGGACCAACGCGCGCGAGCTGCAGAGCGAGATCGAGGAACTGGAGCAGCGGGTGATGCGTCCCGCCGCGTAGGAGGGACCGATGCCACTCACCAGCCAGCAGATCGTAGCGCTGGCCAACCAGGCCGCCAAGACGGACGGGTTCGCTTCGCAGGCCGGTCAGAAGCTGAACACCATCCTGGCCGAACTGTGCATGACCTACGACATCGCACAGGCGCGCACGACTGTTCAGATGGTGTTCCAGGTCGGCAACGGGGGGCCGTACAACCTGCCTCCCGATTATCTGCGCACGCAGAACGGCAAGCAGTTCTACCTCTACAACGGCCAGCCGTATTTCATGACCTGCGTGGATGAGTGGGAGTACGACGCGCTCATCCAGCAACCTGGGTTCATGGACTTCCCGCGCAATTTCTTCGTCGATACGTCCACCAGTCTGTCGTTTACATCCGGTGTCCCCGGTGGTTTTTCGCAAGGGTGGTCCAGCGGTTTCAATGTTGCGCAGCCGCCGACCAGCACGCCGGCTGAGGAATTCGTCTGGCCGCCGCCGTCGATCAGCGTGCCGGTGACGATCCACTATTTCAGGCTGATGCCGGATATTCCGGCGCCCGAATCGTCGAGCGTCGTCCCCTGGTTCCCCTATCAGCAGTATCTGATCACGCGGCTGACCGGCGAGATGATGGCGCTGGCGGACGACACGCGCGCCGCCGACTTCCTGACCGACAATGCGCAGCAGAATTCACAGGGCGCGGGTGTGCTGCTGCGCCGCTATCTTACCATGAAGGACGACCCGGAGGGGAGAGCCAAGACCGTGGAACTGGATCGGCGCCGGTTCGGCCATTCGCAGTGGGGTAACCTGCCGAACACCAAAACGATTGGGTGGTGACATGAAAAAACTTCTACTTTTGATATTCGCCGCCGTCGCTTTTGCAACATCCGCTTTGGCGCAGCACACGCCTGCGCAACTCATAGCTGAAATAAATGCCAATTTCCCCGACAACACGACGGGGTTCATTACCCCGGCCCTCGCGCGCACCACGTTGATCGACATGGTCAACTCCATGGCCACGACGATCAATAGTCCGACGCCGGCCGGCGCGCTGGGGGCCAAGTGCGACGGGGTGACCGACGATACGGGGGCTTTCAACTCTGCCAACACGGCGATGCCGCGCGGCGGGGCGATCCGCATCCCCGACGGTGCCAACTGCATCGTGGTCGGGAAGGTCAGTTTTGCGCTGGACGGTCTCTACCTGGTCGGGGGCGGCGTTTCGGGTCGCGACAGCGCCGGCTCGACGATCACGTGTACGACGGCGACGACGGCCGACTGCATCACCTGGACAGGGTTCACCGGCGGCGGGGCTGTCAATCTGCGGGTCGATGCGTCAGCCCGCACGGGGGTGGCATGTACGTTTCGGGTGACCGGCTCCGCCCGCATCCTGTTCCAGCATCTGACCACGATCGACAACAACAGCTTCTGTTTGACCAGCACCAACACGATCATCATCGACGATGTGGAGAGCACGGGTCCGACGAGCGGTTCGGGCAAGGCGTGGATCAACTGGATCGGGACCTTGGCGGCGCGTTCGGATGTGGTGATCGTTCAGAACAGCGGCTACCAGGAGAACAACAACGGGGCGGACTGTATCCTATGGGACGGGCTCGCCAACACCATGACGCTCACGTCGGTGCGTTGTCTCAACGTCGTGAATGGTATCCACACGACTAATGTCAACGGCAACAGCAACAACTTTCCGGCGTTTCTCCAGGCGTATGACCTGGAGGTCGATGGTGGCACGGGGCCGGCAATCCGCATCGACGCGGGCGGTTGGTTTCGCTGCATCCACTGCGATCTGTTCCACTCCACCAACGACGTAGCTGTCATCATCAACGACGACAACCCCGGTACCTACAACACGATCGTTCGCGCGGTTCAGTTCTTCGGTGGGCGTATCGGCAATTCGGGCAAGCAGTGTGTGACCAGTGGCGCGCAGAGCGTGCGCTTCATCGGTGTCTCGTTCGGGTCTTGCAGCCTGAATGGCGCGGGTCTTTTCCCGGCAGTCGAGTTCACCGCCAAGGCCGTGGACAGCCAGATCATCGGCGGCGAAGTCGTGGACTTCGGTGACGGCAACCTCGCATCACCGGGTGTCCAGCTCGACGCAGGCGCGTCGTTGATCGCGGTCATGGGCATCGACCTGCATTATCCGGCAGTGCCGTTCCTCGACAACTCGACGGGGCAGAACAATCTGTGGCTTCCCTTCATCGGGCAGCAGTCGTTCCTGGGGTTCGGCAAGGCGGCGGCAGCCGACCAGGTCGTCTACGCGTTTCGCCCGCGCAGCGGCCTGCCGACGACGGTGCGGGTGGAGAACCCGCTGACGGCGACCTCGACGACCGCCCGGTTCGAGATGGCGACCGGGTCGGCGTCGGCCTTCTCCGACCTGGGGCTGACGGACGGGACGACGCCTGCGGTTTCGCTGACCACAGGGTCCGGGGTGACGGGTGGGATCAGCCTGGACGCGTCGGCGGCGACGGGCGCGAATGTGTCGCTGAAGTCGGCTGCCGGCGTGCCTATTATTATTACGTCGTCAGTGCCCATGCTGCAGACACAAGCTGTCACGATGGCTTCATTGCCGACGTGTACGGCGGGGCTGGCTGGTTCGCGCGCTATGGTCAGCAACGGGACTGGGACGCCGCCGGCCACGTTCGATACAGCGATAACGATCGGAACGCCGGGGACTGTCTTTGCGCCGGTCTTCTGCAACGGGTCTGCCTGGATTTATGGCTGATGTCCCTTCGCAACGCCCATCCCCTGGTCTGGAGCCCGAAAGGGGCCATGGACACGCTTGAGTCGTCCACGGCCCCGCCGGGCGCCATGGCGGTGTTGCAGAACCTGATCCCCGATCCTTCAACCCGCGACCTCTGGCAGTGCCGGCCGGCGTCCCAGCTTCTCGTTGACCTCGCCCTCCACGGCTTTGCCGGCATCTTCGTCTCGTGTACCCTGGTGATCGGCACGCGCATCTACGGCATGGTCAGTTCGGCCCAATTCCCCGGCCGCGATGAACCGTTCTGCTACGATGTGGTCGCCAACCAGGTCATCCCGATCACGGGCGCAACGGTCATCAACACGCCGGTCAGCCCCCAGCAGATCGGGAATTGGAATCCGCCGGTGATGACCCTGGTCGGGACCAAGATCATTTGCGCGCATCCCGGTTTCAACGGTCAGAACAATGCTTTCTTCGGCGTGCTGGAGACGCTTAATCCTGCGGCGTTGACGTGGACGGCGCAGAACACGACGGACAACACGTTGATTCCCAGCGGCCATGTTACGCCGCTGCTGTGCCCGCCGCAGTGGGTTGCCAACTTCGGGCAGCGTTGCTACTTCCTCTGCAACCCACCGGGAGGTCAGCCGGCGGCCATTTTCAGCGACGTGCTGCAGCCCACGTTCACGACAGGTGTCTCCAGCACCGGGTTCGTCTCTCCGGTTCTCACCTTTGGCGACAACGTCCCCCTGACCTGCGCGGTCGGCCTCGCGCTTTTCAATCAGCTCGGGGGTATCATCCAGTCCCTGATCATCTTCAAGGGCGTGACCAACATTTTTCAGGTCACGGGTGATGTATCCAACAACCCGCCCAATATCCAGATCAATTCGCTGAACGTCGCGACCGGGACGCTCAGCCCGAATACGGTCTCCACAACAACCAAGGGCATCATCTTCGCTGCGCCTGACGGCCTGCGGACGATCGACTTCTATGCGCGCGTGAGCGATCCGATCGGCAAGGCGGGCGACGG